CTTGTCCCGAACGAATCGGATCATATAGAAAAGAGAGGAAGACACACACACAAAGAAAAACAATAAGGGTAATAAAAATTTTTTAAACGGACCAAGAGACATCATCCCATTCCAAGTTAACAACCTCCTCGGAGTCCTCAGGCTGGATGTTGTTACGATGAATGGGAGAGTAATTATTTTGAGAAATGAGGCGTTCCCAAGAGGGGAAACCTTTAATAAGGTCAGCAACATCAATACCCTTACGACGAAAGTCCGCAATATCGTCAACAGATAGATCAACCATAATACGATTTAGGACTTCCTCGTCAGACAGGCCAAGCTGGTCGAGACAGTTCTGATACATAATCGCCATAATATCATACGCATCTCGATTAGACGCATAGGTACCATACGAATGGCCCATCAGAGAAAGAATAACGTCAAAACACGTACGACTTTTTGGAAGACGGCCATGAACAGCACGTACAATAAACTCAGGAGTCTCACGAAACGCAATAAAAGTAGGTTGAGCAGGACGCTCACGATAAGGGTTCACAACAGAATAATGCTTAAGAAAAATAGAACCAACGTGAACAAGATAACCATGACGCTGCTTAGAAGCAAAGGAGGTACACACCTGGTCCCTCAAGTCCACGTCCTTATAAAGCTTAAGGAAGCGAGCGAAGGCTGCACCATTGAACCAAGCGGAAACGTCAAGATCCATAGTACGGTTCCACAGGTGATCATCACCATAAAGGACCATCACAATCCAGTCAAGAGCAGCTTCCATAAGCTTATCACGAAGGTTTTCAGGAGCGTTAAGAATCTGCACAAAAAGAAAAGTGCAGAACCAAAGAAAGAGGCAGAAACAATCACCATGAGAAGTATCCCACCACCCACTTGCCATACCACCAGTCTTGATCGACCACTGGTTAGAAGTAAGAAGGACAATCTGCTTAATAACATTTTTACAAACAAATTGAAGAATACGTCGCTTGATCTTATAATGAGGAACCTTAGGGTCTTCATACATCAACATACTCGAAAAATAGATCGACAGGTCCTCAGCTGAAATACTATAATCAAGACCAGACACATCAGCAGCTTCGATACAGATATCCCAGCACGTAGCAAGAGTAATATTAAGGAGCTCGGCAAGGCGATCAGTGCCCCCCTTACCATGAGTACCCCCAACACGAAAAGGACCCAACCGCTCAATAGCGCAACGAAGGGCAGCAACCATCCTTTCGAACATAATAAAGCATCCAGAAGGAATGTTGAAAATACGAAGTTTATCAAGTTTTTTTGCCCAACCTTC